AATATGATGCAGTATCTTGGTGTATAAAAAATGGCATAAAGGTTTACGCTGTGCCAAGAGACACTAAGCAATACTTTGTTGAAGTAGATAACAATGGTAATATTACTCGTAGTCCTAAAACATATGGCAAGAAACAATGGAGTGATAAGGTTTATGAAATATACCTGTACTATTATAAGAAATATTCCAAATGACATATAGTCAGTATATATATATTATATATATATTACATAGTGTAATATTATACATAGTGTAATATATTACATTGTGTAATACAAAATATATATTATACTATTAATATGACAAACAGACATATGGAATACTTGAGATACAATATTAACAATAATTATTAATTATAATATGGCTAAGAAATTTATAGAATTAGAAGTACCGCAAACGCTAAATGATATAACGCTTGAGCAGTACCAAAAATATATGAAAGTCATGGATGCTCATAAGGACGCAGAAGAAACTGATGAGCTGCTAAACTTTCTAAACATGAAACTTATTGAGATATTTTGCAACATAAGCCTTGCAGAAGTAGATAAGATTTCTGTAAGAGGTTTTAATAAAGTATTAGAAACACTTAATAAAGCCTTTATGGAAAAACCTAAATTAATTAGAAGGTTTCAACTAGAAGGTGTAGATATGGGATTCATACCAAAACTTGATGATATATCATTAGGGGAATATATTGACATAGAATCTAATATTTCTAATTGGCAAAAAATGCACGTTGTAATGAGTGTTTTATATAGGCCAGTAAATTTTAAGCTTGGTGATAAATACGGCATAGCACCATACGAAGCAAAAGAAGAAATACAACAGATAATGAAAAAAATGCCATTAGATGTTGTTATAAGTTCAATGGTTTTTTTTTACGATTTAGGGAAAGTATTACTACAAGCTATACCGAAATATATGGAGAAGAATCTGTCCAAGAAGGATATGCAACAGCTAGAAGCACGTTTGCCAAAAAATGGGGTTGGTATCAATCAGTTTATGCACTCGCTAAAGGAAATGTCCTTAGATTTAGCAAAGTTACAAAATTACCACTTTTCGAATGTTTAAATTATTTAGCCTTTGAAAAAGAAAAAGTAGAAATAGAACAACAAGAATTAAAAAAAGCATATAAAGGATGACAACATTTTATGATATTATAGACAAAATGAAAACTTATCTTCAAGGTAACAATAATATAAACACAGTTACTTTTGGTGATTTATTTGAGGTTGATTTGGCAAAACAAACTATATTTCCACTAGCTCACATAATCGTGAACAGTTGTACTTTCCAAGAGCACGTTGTAAGATTTAACATGCAAATTATTTGTATGGATATTGTGCAAGATTCAAAAGAAGACTTAAAAGAGCAAACTAACTATTTTCATGATATTACAAACAAACAAGATGTATTGAATACAATGTTTTTTGTAATCAATGGATTGCAAAGTGCATTGAGAAGGGGTGAAATGTATAGTGATTTATTTCAAATAGATTCTGATTTTGATGCACAAATGTTTGAAGATAGATTTGAGAATCTACTTGCAGGATGGTCTTTAACATTAGATGTTATTGTGCCAAACAATCAAATATCAGATATTAATTCAAATGGACAAACTGCTTGCTAATGAGTTTTAAATTAAAAAATACAGAAGACTTCTTAACTAATTACTCTAAAAGATTAATTAGATTAGCAAAAGCACAGATAAACAAACCATTTACTAGAACATATAAATCAGGCAGAACAGTTAACTCACCTTTAAAATCATCTGGTAGTTTACAAGATAGCATACAGTTAAATAAAAAAATAGTAAGAGGTGGTGATTTTTTTCAATTCAATATAACAGGTAATGCGTATGGTGAAAAAATTGATGAAGGAACAAAAGCTGGAACTAATGTAAGAGTGAATGATATTGTTAGTTGGATAAATAGAAAACCAGTTACACTAGATTCTATAAAAAACAAAAATAGAGTGGCTAATTTAATAGCACAAAAGATAAACAGAGAGGGTATAAAGCCAGTACCATTTTTAACAAACCTAGTAAATAAAGAGGTTGATAGTATTATTGGGGTTACACCAAATATATTAACCGATATAAGTGAAAACTTAGATGAATTTATGCAAATGTTAGGTTACTCTAAAACTGGACAAACATTTAAAAGAATAGAAAAATAACATGTCAACAATAATAAACACAAGAAGTCCATTTTATCTAAAAGTATCAGATAAAGATTTAAGTAGCGTAAAGCTTCAATTATATATTTGGACAGGATTGCATTCAGAAAGAACTAATGCTTATTTAAGATATACAATAAGTAAAGAACAAAAGCTTGATGAATTAGATAGAGGTACTACTTCGGCTACTACAGCAAACAAACTTGTTGATAGTACACAGAATTTTAGTTCTACAGTTCAGGTAGGTAGTTTTGTTAAAAACACAACAGACAATACAACTGCTTCAGTAACAGCTATTGATAGTAATACTACTTTATCTTTAAGTGCTGATATAATGGCATCTGGTGAAAACTATATTATATATGCAAAACCTTATGTTGTTTTTGAATTAGCAGAACTTGCAAGAGATTATATAGAAACAGAATATAATAATTATGCTACAGACACTATATGGATTGATGCAGATATAACTATGTTTAATGCTGCTGGCAATATAATACAAGTGAGTGGACAAAATATTGTTACAAATACATTTTTAGGTATTGATGGTTATGGTTACTTTGAAGATGGGGTAAATCCAAGAACTACAACCACACCAATGATTTTACAATCAAATACATCTGAAGTTTACTATTTTGATGGACAGGACATAAAAATACCTGTATTTGCAGAATCTTTGCCGCTTGTTACATTGACTTCAAGTCAGGGGTCAAATATAAATTGGGAAGCAGCAAATGACTTTTGGGAGACTAACGATAGTACATGGGGCTCAGGACAAACACCTATACAAATTGCAGACAATGGTAACACAAACCAAAAAATACAATATGTAATAATTGAAGATACACAGTTACTTGCTGATGGTGATACAGTTACATTTGACACATCTGTATCTGGATATACTGACAAAGTAATAACATTAAGAAAAGTAGAAGAATGTAAATTTAGTCCACTAAATATTATTTTCTATAATAAATTTGGTGCACTACAAAATATATGGTATTTCAAAAAATCATTTACAGATATTAATATAAGAAGTGAGAAATTTAAAAATAATATACTTGATATTGAAAATGGTGGCGCAACACCATCTTACGCATTATCAAAACATCAAGAAAAGAAGTTTATGGCAAACGGTAAAGAATCTCTTACTGTGAATAGTGGTTATTACCCAGAATCATATAATGAAGTTGTTAGACAAAAAATGTTAGCAGAACAAGTTTGGGTTGACGATATAACTAAAGTTTTACCAATTAACCTTAAATCGAATAGCCTTAGATTTAAAAAATCAGTTAATGACAAACTTATAACATATACAGTACAATTTGATTTTGCCTTTGATAAAATAAATAATATTTTATAATGCAGAAAATAGTTTTATATATAAAAAACTCTGATGGTGATTTTCAGAGGTTAGATATGTTTGATGATGAAACTATAACACTTACACAAAAAATACAAGATGTTAAAGATATTGCTAAAATATTTATGGATTTTAGTCAAACCTTCACTATACCAGCATCAAGAGAAAATAATAAAATATTTCAACATTGGTATAAATATGAAATAGATAATGGTTTTGATGCAAGAACTAGAAAAGATGCTATTATGGAAATGGACTTCAATCCATTTAAAAGAGGTAAAATATCTTTAGAGAATGTAAAACTTAAAGATAACAAACCATTTGCATATACTGTAGTTTTTTATGGTAATACTATAAATCTAAAAGATTTGCTTGGTGATGATGAGCTTTCTGATTTACCACAGCTTGATGATTTAACACATGATTATTCAAGCACAAATGTTAAAACAGGATTACAAAGTGGATTGTCTTCAGGTAAAATTATATATCCGCTTATAGGTCATACAAAAAGATTTTATTATGATAGTGCTGAATCTACACCACAATATAGCGGAAACTTGTATTTCAATACTACACAAAATAATATTGGTTTAGCCTTTGATGATTTGAAGCCAGCAGTAAAATGTCTTACAATAATTGAAGCTATAGAAAATAAATATACAGTAGCAAACGGTTACCCAAGTAATTTGACATTTACTAGAGATTTTTTTGGCACAACTCCTTTTTCTAATTTATATATGTGGTTGTCAAGAAACAAAGGGCCTGTTGGTGGAGATGAAAACCAAGAAGAAACTTTAACAAGAATATGTAATAACTGGACTAAAATATCAGGGCCACTTGGATTCAATGTTGATAATGATACTTGGACTTTTACAGTTGAAAATAGTAACAGAAGTTATAAAGGTGTTATAACTGTTAATACAGCAGGTGCAAACCAAAGTATCCCTTTTAGAATAAAAGCTATTGATTATGTTAGTGGAGATACATTAGCGCAGACATCTTTAGAAGCTGGCACAAGTAGAACTTTGACTTTTGAAGTTGCTGCACAATTTCAACCTAGAAACTTTCAGGTAAAATGGATTATTGAATCTAACACAGCAATATCTTTTACGCCAAGCATAGAGTTAACAGAATTTATAATTGACCCACTAACAGGCACACCTACAGGTTCAAATGTATCAGTATTTAATGTTGGTGGTGGTTCAGGTAGTGCAATATCTACAGTAAGTGAAATTATAATTACACAAAATACACCAAAAATAAAAGTCATTGATTTTTTAAGTGGTTTATTTAAGATGTTTAATTTAACAGCGTTTTTTATAGATGATGTTGGTGATGCTGAGTTTGGCAAGATTTCTGTAGATACATTGGACAATTTTTACGCTGATAGAGTGAATAATCCTTCTGGAGGTGAATTTAATATTACTAAATTCGTTGATACAACAACAGCACAAGTTAATAGGGCATTTGAATTTAGTGAAATTAATTTTAAATATTCAGAGCCTAAAACACTTTTATCAATAAATCATCAAGAGCAATTTAATGATATTTTTGGTAATGAAATAGTTAGACCTACTAACATTGATAGAGGTACTACATATAATGTTGAAGTACCTTTTGAGCATATGAAGTTTGAAAGAATATTTGACGATAACAAAACAAATTCAAGTCCTTATTCAGCAGTAACCTCACCACAGGCTTTTGTAACTGATATATTATGGGGTTATTCTGCGGCAGGTGAATTTACATCTGATACTGATGTAACACCTAACACAGGAAACTATGAACCAGTTTTGACAGCACCACTTGTTTTTTATGGAATACAACAAACAGGTATTGCTAGTGATAAAGGAATAAAATGGATTTCAGATGGCACACCAGTTTCTATAACACAATATTTCAGGCCAAGTAATACAAACGAAAATGGCAGTAGTTCTACTGCACCATCTTTTACAATTAATTTTGATAATGAAATAGATGAGTTTAATTTAATAGATTATTCTGGACAAACTAATTCATTATTCAAGAAGTTTTATCAAACATACATAAATGAAGTATTCAACGAAAAGAAAAGATTATATATTTTAAAAGCATATTTAAGCACAGATATACTTGCTAATTTTAGATTAAATGATGAGTTTGTAATACAAGACCGTACCTTTCGTATTAATTCTATAGAGACTAACTTTAAAACAGAAGTATCAAATTTAGAACTATTAAATAAATTAGAATCATGATAAAGAATATAATTGACTTATTGAACGCTTCTGATTGGTATGGAGAGGATGAACTTATAGAGATTGCTAAAGGCAAGTACAAAGGCGTTAAGAACTACAAAGAAATGAAAGAACAATTAAAAAGGTTAAGACATGGCAACTAAAAAAATATTAATACAAATACAAGTTGGTGCTAAAGATGCAGCAGTTGCCGTATCAAAAGTTGAAAAGTCATTACAAGGATTGTCGAATGCACAAATGAAAGTAGTGGACTCTACAAAAAAGGCAAGAACACAAACAGGTTTAAATAATGCTATACTTTTAGAAACTGGTCGTTTAGCTTCTGACCTTAACTTTGGTTTTACAGCTATTGCAAACAACTTAGGTCAATTAGTAACATTATTTGCAAGTTTTGTAGAAACCAATAAGGGTGTGATAGCATCTTTTCAGGCACTAGCAAAATCTTTATTTGGTATAGGCGGTATTCTTATTGGTGTACAATTACTAATAGCTTTTGGCCCTAGAATACTTGATATGTTGACAGGAACAACACAAGCTATGAAAGACTTAAAAAAAGCACAAGAAGATGCAGCAAAAGCTGCTGGTGAACAAGTGGGTAAACTTGAAGCTTTGGTCTTTATACTAGATAGTGCAAAGAGCTCTGCTTTTGAAAAACAACAAGCGGTGGATGAGCTGAACAGAAGTCATAAAAAATTAAATATTGAATTAGATAAAGAAGGTAAGCTTACAAACGATTCAAGAAAAGCTATAGAAGAATATATACCAATGCTCAAACAAAAAGCTAAGGCACAAGCTATTGTAAGTTTGATACAAAAAAAATATGGAGAACTTATTGAAATAGAAACACAATCATTAATGGATAATTTATCTGTGATTCAACAAATTCAATTAGGATTTAAAAAATTTATTGGTTTTGACAATGCCATTATAGATGCTCTAAATAAAGCCAGAGAGAATAGAAAAAAAGCTATATCTGAAATACAAGAAGAAATAAATAATCTTCTAGGTATTTTGGACAATCTTGATACAAGTGGTTTTGAAATGAATATGCAAAAAATAGTCGAATCTATAAGTAGAGCAGGTAGAACCATGAGTCTAGATATTAGTTTTAAAGAAATGTTAGACAAAACTGATAAAGAATTAGATGAGTTTGGAGATAGGTTTACAAAGTTTATGAAGGCTTTGACTAAAGTAGAATCTATTGAAACTAAAACTAGAATGGACATACAAAAAAGGTATGCAGAAAGTCTAGGTATTTTAGGTCAATCATTCAAGAATTTAGGTTTTATGAGTGATGAACTAAAAATTGCAGGTATAATTGCTGAAAAAGCAGAACAAATTGCAAAAGTTATTATATCAACAAAAGCATCTAATCTTGGTATTACTGTAGCATCTAATGCTGCAGCAGCACTAAATCCAATAGCAGCACCTATTATTAAAGCAAACGCAAGGGCTCTAAAAACAGATAATAATATATCTGCTGGTGTAAATATAGCAGCTATAGTAGCAGCAGCAGCAACAGGAATTAGAGGTATTAAGTCAAAATCTGCAACTACTAGTGCTATATCGTCAGATGCAGGTGGAGATGTTAATATACAAGCACCAGATTTTAATGTTGTAGGTGCAAGTGAAACATCACAATTAGCTACATCATTAGCTGGTGTAACTGGAAGACCAATACAAGCTTTTGTTGTTGGCAAACAAGTAACAACACAACAAGAACTTGATAGAAATATTACAACAACAGCAAGAATTAATTAATTATATATAAATCTAATATGAAAATTATTGAACTACTTATTGACGAAGAACAACTAATGTCTGGCATAGAAGCTATATCTATTGTAGATAGACCAGCTATTGAAGAAAACTTTATTGCTTTATCTAAACAAGAACAAATTAAATTAGCTGAAGTAGATAATGATAAGAGAATACTTATTGGGCCAGCACTAATACCTAATAAAAATATATTAAGGTCAAACGGTGATGAAGAATATTATATATACTTTTCTGAAGATACTGTAAGACAAGCTTCACAATTATTTCTAATGAGAGGTAATCAAAATAAATCTACACTAGAACATCAAGCACAATTACACGGATTATCAGTTGTTGAATCTTGGATTATAGATGATGCTAATATGGATAAATCTAAAAAATATGGTTTTGATTTACCTACAGGAACATGGATGGTAACTATGAAAGTAAACAATGACGCTGTTTGGAATGAATATGTAAAAACAGGTTTAGTAAAAGGTTTTTCTATAGAAGGATATTTTACAGATAAAATTGATATGTCTAAACTTAATTCAGTTGATGATGAAGAAGAAGCAAAAGAAATATTATTAGAGATAGCCAATTCAATACTAGATAATAAGTATGAATTAAAAACGTATGGTGATTATGGTAGTGGTGTAAGAAACAATGCCAAAAGAGGTATTGAACTAAATAAGAAAGTAAATAATAAATGCGCTACTAGCGTTGGTAAAGTAAGAGCACAGCAATTAGCAAGAGGAGAAAAACTTTCTGTATCAACAATAAAAAGAATGTATTCATATTTAAGTCGAGCAGAAACTTATTATGACCCTAGCGACAGTAAAGCATGTGGAACTATATCATATTTATTATGGGGTGGTAAATCTGGTCTTGCTTGGTCAAGAGGTAAACTAAGAGAATTAGGAGAACTAAAATTATCTTCTATGGTTATTGACAAAGATTTTGCTATTATTGATGATAGACTTGCTTATTCTTCTAAGGAGAAAGCAGAAGAGATGGCAAAGAACATTGGTTGTAAAGGACATCATGTACATGAGTATGAAGGTAAGTCTTGGTTTATGCCATGTGAAAAACATATTCAAGATGAAGAACTTGTTTATGGTAAATGCCCAGAAGGATTTAAAAAAGTATATGGAAAATGTGTTAAACTAGCAGAAGTTGGGCCTAGAGGTGGTATAAGAAAAAGCCCTAAAGCACCAGCTTCAGGAACACCAAATAAAAATCCAAAAGGTAAAGGAACTGCAAAAGGTGATGCTTCTGGTAAAAGAGGTGCAAAAGTATCTGCAAAAGACAGAGCATCTTTGCAAAAAAAAGCTGATGATTTTAACAAAAGATATAAAGAAAAATTAGGTTATGGTATTACAGTAGGCATGCTTGCATCTGTATTCCAAAGAGGACTTGGTGCATTTAATACAAGTCATTCTCCTAATGTAAAATCACCTTCACAATGGGCACACGCAAGGGTCAACGCATTTATGTATCTTGTAAGAAATGGAAGGCCACAAAATGCTAAATACACAACTGATTATGATTTGTTGCCAGCTAAACATCCGAAAAGTAAAAAATGAGAAAGTCAAAAGAAACCGTAGGTAGAAACGTACCTAAAAATAGTCGCAGAGGTTGTCTTTGTAAAGATGGCAAAACATACTCTATAAAATGTTGCGATGGTACTCTGAGGGCTCAGGGTATTGGTAAAGTGTAAAATCTAACACTTTATTTTCAGTTTATTATATATATATAAATCTAAACTTAAGTTATGGAAAAGAATAAAGCTACATTAATATTAAAAGATATTATGGAAAAATTATCTTTAATAAAAAAAGAAGAACTTTCTCAAGAAGAAGTTGCAGAACAAATTCAAGAGGAAGCTGATATGTCTTTGAAGCTTACTGAAGAAGCGGTAAATGAAGAAGTACATTTAGAAGAAGTGAAATCTGAGGAAGAAGTTGTTGAAGAAGTACAAGAAGAAGTACAACTTGAAGAACAAGAATCTGAAGTGATTGCTGAAGAAGAAAATGTTGAACTTGACGAAGAAAAATACGTTACAAGAGAACAATATCAAAAAGACATGGCTTCAATCAAAAGTATGATTGATGACATGAAATTAAGATATGAAGACGAAAAGGTTTCTATGTCTAAGGAAATAGAAAAATTGTCTGCAGAACCTGCAGCCGAGCCTATTCAACATAATTCAGAAGATAATTTCGAGCCTAAATTTAAGTTTGCTCGAGATAGAAGAAAATCAACTCTTGATAGAGTTATGGAAAACTTAATAAATAATAAATAAATAAATAATAATAATTATGGCAGTATTAGAACACGTTAGTGATGATGTAATGAGAATGTTTGATGACTATGAAACAGTTACAGCAACAGGCTCATTAAATCTATCAGATTCTGGAAAAGTATTTAGAATTTCTGGAACAGGTTATACATTAACTTTACCTGCACCTACAGCAGGATGGAAAGCAAAATTTGTTGTGGCAGCAGCATTTTCAACAGACTTCGTAGTACAATCACCAGCAGACAATAGAGATACTATTAACGGTGGTGTTATGGTAAACGGTGCAATTGTTGCAGCTGACGCAGTAGATAGAGTAACATTTGAAGATGATGCAGAAAGTATCGGTGATTACATTGAGATACATTCTGATGGCACAAGCTATTTCCTATGGGGAAATGGTAACGCAGCTTCATCAATTTCAGTTGGAGAATTATAATAATTAAATAAATAGAATAAAAGATATGGCGACTACAACTTCGATAACAACTACTTATGCAGGCGAATTTGCTGGTGAGTATATAGCAGCAGCTTTACTAAGTGGTGTAACATTATCACAAGGAGGGGTTTCAATTAAACCCAATATTAAATTTAAAGAAGTGATTAAAAAGCTATCAATGAATGACATCTTAAAAGATGCTTCTTGCGACTTTAATCCAACTTCAAATGTAACATTAACAGAAAGAATCTTACAACCAGAAGAATTCCAAGTGAACCTTCAGTTATGTAAAAAGGACTTCAGACAAGACTGGGATGCACAATCTATGGGCTTTAGCCAATATGATAATCTTCCTAAAAAATTCTCTGATTTCTTAATTGCACAGGTTGCAGCAAAAGTAGCTCAAAAAGTTGAGCAAAACATTTGGCAAGGTGCAACTGCAAATAACGGTGAGTTTAATGGATTTCAAGCATTACTTGCAGCAGACGGAGACGTTGTTGACGTTGCAGCAGTAGGTGGTGGTTTAACTTCAGGTAACATTATTGCAGAACTATCAAAAGTAGTTGATGCAATCCCATCAGCAGTTTATGGTAAAGAGGATGTTAATATTTACATTCCATCAAGTGCGGCTAAACTATATGTACAAGCACAAGCGGCTTTAGGATATAGAGAGCTTTACAACGTTGGAAAAACAGAAATGAACTTTCAAGGTATTCCACTATTTACAGCACCTGGATTAGGTGATAACAAAATGGTTGCTGCAGAATCTTCTAACTTATTCTTTGGTACTGGTCTGTTAAATGACTGGCAAGAAGTAAAGTTAATTGATATGGCAGACATTGACGGAAGTCAAAACGTAAGAGTGGTACTAAGAGGAAGTGCTGGTGTACAGCATGGAATTGGAAGTGATATAGTATTATACTCGTAATCATAGTTTAACATAAAGAAAGGTAGGTGGGGTATATGCCTACTTACCTTTTTTTTAATAATAATAATAATATGGCATGTAATTTAACACTAGGTAGAAAAGAACCATGTAAAGACGTTGTTGGCGGTATTAAAGCTGTTTACTTTGCTGACTTCGGTACTTTCTCTACACTTGCTTATGATAACACAGACACAGATGTAATTGACACATTAGGAAGTAGTTTGACGGTTAGACAATATGATGTAAAAGGTAACTCATCTTTTGAGCAAAATATTACTGCATCAAGAGAAAATGGTACTACATTTTTTGAGCAAACACTAAATTTAACACTTCACAAACTTACAAAAGAAGACAATAAAGAATTGAAACTTATGGCTTATGGGAGACCACATGTCATTGTTGAAGATTATAATAAAAATTGTTTTGTAATGGGATTAGAAAATGGTGCTGATGTTTCTGGTGGTACAATAGTAACAGGTGCTGCAATGGGAGATTTAAGTGGATATACACTTACTTTAACTGGTATGGAAAAAGTGCCAGCTAACTTCATACAGAAAACAGCAGCTACTGAAACTGTTGTAACTACACTTACAAACGCAGGTATAAGCACGATAACAGCAGGTACAAATTCTTAATTAGAATTAGCACAATTATTAAAAGGGGTTCTATTAGTTCCCCTTTTTTTATATAAACAAATTAAATATTATTTGTTATTTATAATATGGTAATACTTACTACAGCTACTAGCGGCCAGACTTTTAAGATAATTCCTAGAAGTGCTGTTGCATCACCTACATTTGAGCTACTTGATAAATCAACAAGAGTCAGTTCAAACGTTGGTATTAGCGTAAGCAATTCAAATGGTTATATGACTATAACAGGTTTTTTCAGTTTGAAAGAAGGTAGGTTTTATACATTTAAAGTAAAAGACGGTACGTCAATTATATACAGGGGTGCTATTTTTTGTACAGACCAAACTAATTTTAATATATTTGATGTACATTCTGGAGATTATACTACAGAAAACTCTTATGATAATGACTTTGTAATATTATGACAAAAAAAAGAATTAATACTAAAATAAAAAACAATGGAGAAATCCATGTTGTCAATCTTGATTCATACACGAGACCAGAGGTTGTTGAACACTACAACAAAGAATATGTTGAGTATGGAGATGACAATGACTATTTCCAATATTTGATTGACAGATATAATGGTTCTCCTACAAATAATGCAGCTATAAACGGAATATCAGAAATGATATATGGCAAAGGATTGGAAGCTGTAGATAATGAAGATAAGCCCAAAGAATACGAAGAAATGAAAAGTTTGTTTGCAAAACACACTATGAAAAAAATATGTTATGACTATAAAATGATGGGTCAAGCTGCACTTCAAATAATCTATTCTAAGGATAGGAAAAAAATTGTGCAAGTAGAACATATAGCTGTTGAGTCGTTAAGGGCAGAGAAGGCAGGAAAAGACGGTATAATCAAAGGTTATTACTATGCAAAAGATTGGAAAGAAGTTAAATCATCTACTAAGCTTAGAAGAATACCTGCTTTTGGATATAGCAACTCTGGATTAGAAATATTATATATAAAACCATATAAAGCTGGTTTTTATTATTATGCACCTGTTGGTTATCAAGGTGGTTTACAATATGCAGAGTTAGAAGAAGAAATAGCTAACTATCATATAAATAATATACAAAATGGTTTAGCACCAAGCATGTTAATAAACTTTAACAATGGTGTTCCACCAGACGACCAAAGAGAAAGAATTGAAATGAGAATAAAAGAAAAATTTAGCGGCAGTACAAATGCTGGCCGATTTATTTTAGCTTTTAATGATAGTAAAGAACTAGCTGCTAATATTGAGCCAGTAATTTTATCTGATGCTCATGAGCAGTATAAATTTTTATCTGATGAATCTATGAGAAAGGTTATGGTATCACACAGAATTGTATCACCTATGTTGGTTGGTATAAAAGATAATACTGGATTAGGTAATAATGCAGAAGAATTACAAACAGCTTCTATACTTATGGATAATACAGTTATAAGGCCAATGCAGGTAACAATACTTGATGAGTTAGAAAAGATATTAGAATATAATAATATTGAATTAGATATATACTTTAAAACATTACAACCCTTAGAATTTACAGACTTGACTAATGCACTTACAGACGCTGAAGTAGAAAAAGAAACTGGTATAAAAAAGGAAGAAGAACAAGAACAAGATGTTGAACAAGAAATAGAAGAATAATGGCAAAAGCACTATTTATAAGAAGAAGTGATATAGTAAAAAATACAGCGTTAAACGCTAATGTTGACACAGATAAGTTCATACAATTTATCGAGTTAGCACAAGAAATACACATACAGAATTTTCTTGGTACTGATTTATATGATAAAATTAGTAATGACATTTTAGGCACAGGTGGTGCATCTTTAAGTGGTAACTATCTTACACTTGTTAATGATTTTATACAACCTATGTTAATTCATTATGCTATGGTAGAATATTTACCTTTTGCCAGTTATAGTATAGCTAATGGTGGTGTTTTTAAACATCAATCTGAAAACTCACAGATAGTTAGTAAAGAAGAAGTAGATTATTTAATTCAAAAGGAAAGGGAATATGCAGAATATTACACACAAAGATTTATAGATTATATGAGTTTTAATCAATCTTTGTTTCCAGAATATACTAGCAATTCAAATGATGACATATACCCTGATAAAGACGCTTTATTTCAAGGGTGGGTACTTTAGATAAAAAAAAGACATATAAGCCAAAAAAAGGCAATGTAAAAAAATTAATAATCTATTTAAAAAAGAAAGGAACTAAATAGTTATGGCTACACTTTCAGGTAATAAAATAAAAGACACTTATCAATCGTTAATTAAATTAACGGATAACGGAAACTTAACTACAGGCGCAAAAAGGATAACAGATGGTTTCGGTAATAACAGCCCATTATTTTTATCTACAACACAGATAGGAGTAGGTGTAACACCGACTGTACAATTTCATGCTTCAGGTGATGGTAAGTTTGGTGGCAATTTAACAGTAACAGGAAACTTAGTTGTAGAGGGAAGCTTAACAACTGTAGGAACAGATACACTTACAGTAAAAGACCCACTCATAGTTTTAGCTAATAACAATACATCTGCAGATGCTGTAGATATAGGTTTTTACGGTAAATATCACCCTAGTAGCACAACATTGTTTGCAGGATTATTTAGAGATGAAAGTGATGATAAATTTAAACTATTTAAATCATTACAAGTTGAACCTACAACTACAGTAAACACAAGCGGAACAGGTTATGCGGCTGCTACTCTAGTTGCAGATGTAGAAGGAACATTAACAGGTATAATTGCATCTACTACAACAGCAACAACACAAAGTCAAAATGATAACTCCACTAAAATAGCAACAACAGCTTATGTTGATACAGCAATAGATGGTGTCGATACTCTTGCAGAGATATTAGCAATAGGAAACACAACAGGAGGTACAGACATAGCTGTAGGTGCAGGTGATGATATAACTTTTACTAGTAGTAGTAAAATATTTATGAATGGAACAAAGTTGCAAATATATAATACTGGAAATGACAGTTTTATTGAGCATACTTTTAGTAATACTGGAAGTTTAAATTTACTTGGTGATAGTATAAAATTAAAAAATGCAACAAATAATGAAACATATATAGTATGTACAGATAATAGTTCTGTTGATTTATACCATAATGATAGTAAAAAATTCGAAACGACAAGTACAGGTGTGTCAGTAACAGGTTCTATTACTACAAATACTGGTTCAGGTTCGGCTATATTAGGAAGTCATTTGGGATTGGGTGATAATCAAAAAGCAAGATTTGGTGCTGGTCAAGATTTACAAATATATCACAATGGAACAGATTCAATTATTGAAAATGCCACAGGACACGTTAATATAATAAATTTTTCAGATGACAAAGATATATTGTTTCAGTCAGATGATGGTAGTGGTGGAATTACTACTTATTTCTTTTTAGACGGCAGTACAGTAATGAACAGATTTGTTCAGCACGTTCAATTAGATGATAATATTGAATTAAGGTTAGGAACAAACCAAGATTTGAGACTAGAACATACGGGTAGTGAAGGTACGATTACAAATTTTACAGGAAACTTGACAATACAAAACACTACTGATGATGCAGATATTTTATTCAAATCTGATGATGGCTCTGGTGGAACTGCACTTTATTTTCAAATTGATGGTAGTGCTGAATTGAATAAATTTATTAAAAATTCTAAGCACCCTGATAGTATAAAAGCTATTTTTGGCGATTCTAATGATTTACAAATATATCACGATGGCGGTGATAGCCATATTATAAATACTACTGGTGATTTAACAATAGATAGTCAAGGAGATGATTTATTATTAAAAGCAGCAGATGATTTTTTAGTCCAAGTTCAAAGTAGCGAGATAGCTATTCAGGCAGTAGGAAACGGAAAAGTAGGATTAAGATATGACAATGTTGAGAAGTTTGAAACTACAAGTACAGGTATTAGTGTTATAGGTAGTATCTTAGCTAGTGGTGATGTAAAAGCAGATACCCATTTTACTTCAAGCGACACAAGTGTAGCACTTTCAACTAATTCAAATGGTACTATATTTTTAAGACCAAATGGTAGAAGCTCTACAACTGCCCAGAGTACTTTTACAACATCTTTAGCAAGTATTGGTACTAACGCAACTTTTGCAGGTAATGTAGGTATAGGAACAAGTTCGCCTGATAGAAAACTACACGTAAATTCAAGTACTACAAATATAGTTGCAACATTTGAGTCAACAGATGCAACAGCAGCTATATCTTTACAAGATAATTCAACAACCAATGACAGTAAAGTTCAAGTTCGAGCAATAGGTGATGATTTTAATATAGTAGCAGGAGGAACACAAAGATTAACTATTCTTAATACAGGTAACGTAGGAATTGGAGAAACAAACCCAGCAGTTCCTTTACATATTACAAGAGATAGCGCAAGTGGTGAAAATATTGCTTTACTGTTAGATAACAATAATACTACAGCGGGTAATGAAATAGGTCTATTATTTAGGTCAATGGTAGGTTCTACTAATACTGACTTTGAAATATTTGGGAAAGCAAATGGTGCTAATGATATGGATTTGGTGTTTGAATCAGATGGTTCAAACGAAAGAGTAAGATTTACTGCTGATGGAAATGTAGGAATTGGAACTAGTTCGCCAAGTACAAGATTAGAAGTCGCAGCTTCAGCAACAACAAATGTTGATATAGCCCATTTTTCTAACAGCAACAGTGTAGAAAAAGCTATTTTTAAATTAAATAGTTTAGGTGCAGGTCAGCTTGTGTTAAGAGATGCAGGAAACGCTGAAGATGTACTTATATCCTCTCACGGAGATAGTTATTTTAACGGAGGAAACGTTGGAATTGGAACTGCTTCGCCTTTAGCATTATTAAATGTAAATACAGGTGCTTCAGGAACGCACGATGCTATAATTATTTCAAGAGATACACACGGAGAAG